TTGTGCAGTTGGAGGAGGAGGTCCACCGTTACCATTAACAGCGTTACCATTCTTATCCATCTTCATAGTACCGTCACCCTTTTTAGATGCGGTCTGAATTCCGAAGCTAGCTAAAACTCCAGTAAAAACTGAAGCTATAAAAGTTGGATCAATTTTCTGTTGTTCCAGTCCTGGAACTGTCACATAGTTAAGAGTCAGTATACCTCCACTCCAGACCAACACGCCAATTCTGACCATCGTTGAGATGATCGCAGCCTGTTCTTCAGCATCAGGTAGTATAGCATCTTTTGCTTTTGCAAGCAAGCCCTTCTTTTCTTCTTTGGGTTCTTCTACCACTTCATCTTTAACTGTTTCTGGCATTGATATAAAAGTAACTAGCTCTTATTTATCCCAAGCAAAACTTAAAGTGACCCTTGGTTCTATAACTATAGGATCATGATATACACCAGCAGGAATAAACATACCATCTCCAGGTGCTAAAGTATATTCGTCACCTTCTATATCATAGGTAGTGCTACCAATGGATTGAACCAATAAGACATCTATATCATCATTATGTTTTCCATAGGTAGGAGATGAAAAACCTAATGAGGTATAAACATGCAAATTTCTTATACCTTCTTTCTTTTCAACCTTATTGAATACCTCTCCTATAGTATTAGGATAGTAATCATTCATCAATACAAATGTAGGAGCAGGAGATCTCATTAAAGATTCTGCCATATTTAATATTTTAAATGACCCATCTTCAAAATCCTCAGAGAGCTTTGATATTACATCACCCCATTCAACATTACAATCTGTAAACTGTTGAGGTAAATATTCAAATTCTGTTCGGTGAGGGCAACATAATTTATTTGGCATCCATAAATCCTTTTTTAATCATCTTCTGCAATTCTGCAGTGCTACCAGTAAATATAGCATTGTTCGTTACACTAGTTGGACCTTTCTTAGTCTCATCAATCTCCTTAACTTTTTTCTGGAGATCCATAAGTTTATCTGCAATATCAGCAGTTGATTTTAAGACCTGTCCTGCAACTTCAAACGCTCTAGGTGAACCAGATTCACCAGCAACCTCCATAATACCATTAAGAGTCTCTTGACCCTTTTCTATTAAGGAATATAACTGAGCACGAGAATATTCATAGTCTTTATCTACTTCAAGACTATGATCTTTTTTAACTGCAGGAGCTTCTTTATGTGCATTAAACTTTTGAACATAGGTATGTTCAGAAGTAGTATTTAATGCGTCATCAATTGGAGAAGACATTTTCCGATCCCCCTAACCAAGAACCACCATTCTTTGTAGCCATGCGATACATTTTTTCATGCATCGTCACAGTCTCTTCAGCAGACTTTTCAAAGTCGGGTGAAGACTCATGACGAGAAGCATAAAGATCTGCTATCTCTTCTTCAGGTCTTGGGTTGTAAGCATCATCTGCTTCAGAAGAACCATACATATCAAACCTATCATTAGTAGCTATAGGCATATCATCATGTGGGTGTTTCTGGTGAAACCAGTCATCATAATGAATTTCAGGAAGTGGATCCATCATACATCCTCTTGTCTAGTTGGACTATATTTCTTGGAATCGCCAAACATAGTAGTTGTCTCGCTAAATCCAAAGTCATCTTCAGGTCCAGCAGTGACTGGATCTGGGGTGACAGTATACCTCATCTCACGCTTGGCAGTATCAGTCTTAGTATCTGCATAGTAATCGACTTGAACTTTCTTGATGAGACCATCTGTGCTATCAGCAACAGGACCAAAGAGGTATGTCTTAGCAGTGAAATTAAAAGTATACATCAAGACTCTTCTAGTTGAAAAATCTCCCTCATACTCATCACTGAATGATATATTATCTAGTACAATTGGTATATCTCTTTTCTCTCCTATAGAATCTACAAGGTCTATTGTAACATTAAATGCTGGTTGAAAGAATGGAAGTATCTGTTCTACAATCTGTAATGCATCATCATTTAACTTAGTCATTACATTAAGTTCAAACCCTACATTGTATGGTATTGGGAGATATACTTTCTTTACTTTAGTATTGGATGGATCTCTATTATCAACTGCTTTAAAAGTTCTAGTTATACTTGATTTTCTACCAGGGTCATATGACATCGATGCCATCTCAAATGACATCCTTGGCAATGTTATTGCAGTTGCTTTTGATAATTCTTCTTGTTGCTCAAGTTTTGCTAAGAATTTTTGTTTTGGTCCATATATCAATGGAACTTTAGTCTCACTAAGAGTTTCACCAGATCTATCATCATGTCTGATGTGAACATCATTAAACAATGTACCAAAAGCGATAATTGTTTTTCTTAATATCTCGTGATAAAAATAAGTACCTAACATTAAATATCTCCAAAGGGATTAGATTCAGTGAAGTCTAGAAGCTTATCTGCTTCCGTTTCAAACTCATCATTCATAAAGTATTCATCACCTGCTGCTTGATCACTCAAGTCATCAGTATAAGAGAATACTTGATATCTGGCAGACGATGCAGTTCCAGTAATGTATTCACCAGATCTGAAATCACCTGTATTTATGGACACTTCAAGCTGTCTAGTAGTAGCATTCCAACTCTTAACATATGCTTCAGCACCAGAAGTGGATCCAACTACCCTTTCATTTATATGATATGTTCCAATACCTGTACTCAATGGAGCACTAATAGAGACCGATGGAGTCGCTTCATAACCAGCACCAGCATCTGTTAGATATATTCTAAACATGCTAGATCCAGACAGGGTTGCGACAGCAGTTGCTTGAATCTGACCTGCCTTAGCACCAACCATAGCACCAGTACCAACAAATGTACCAGGATTAGCAGTTCCAGTTCCTCCGAAGGAAGTACCAATACCAACACTATTAGTACCAATAGATGTAACGATACCGCTACCAATCAATGTTACTTGACCAGCACCACTATAGAAATCAATAGTATGACCAATAGCAATATTTGCCATAGTATTGATTCCAGTAATCTCCATTGTTCCTGCAGTAGCAACACCAGTAAACTGATACTGTTTATCAACAAACTGAGGATGTTGAATAGTGATTAATGGTGGAGAAACATAGTTAGAACCTGGTTGTTGAATTCTAATAGAAGCAATACCACTATTAGTTAATGTGGAAGTTGCAGCAGCACCTACACCTGGAGTACCAAATCCAATAGTAGGTGGTTCAGTATATGCAAAACCTGGATTAGTTATTGCAAGATAATCAATAGCAGCAAGATTGCCCTTAGTGGTTATAAATCCAACAACAGCACCAAGAGATGTTGATACACCAGCAGGAGATGCTGACACACTAATAGAAGGTACTGATGTATATCCAGAACCATCATCATTTAGTGTAACCATTCTCATTGCACCTTCTAATGCAAAGGTGTCTACAGATGCCTTAGCAGTGGATCCTATACCAGCTAAACTAACTGTAGTGATGAATCCTTCTTCACTTAGTCTTTCATCAATACCAGCGACATTTGTATCGATAATATCGTCTTGAATCTGATATAGCTCACACTGTAATTCGTAAGTATAATTTTTACCTAACTGAAAGAAAGGTGATTCAAATTCTATATGCTTAATCTCAAATAATCTCTCTCCTAATGGGAACCAGATTAGATCACCCTCTTTGGGTCTAGTTCCAAAATCTAGATCACCATCCAATGCACCACCTAAGTTTGTACTGTTGAATTGAAATGGTGCAATAAAATCCTCGAATCTTTCTCTTGATATTGTTAAGGTAATCTCATTCTGTAAGTTGATGCCAAACTTTGTCATCACATCACTACCCTTAGCATACCCCTCATAGTTGTTTAGGTATGCTTCGATAAGATAGTTATCATTAAATTTTGAAGATTGTACCTCACCTAAAATATCATCAGTAGCAATCTGTTTCCTTGGTATGTAATATACATCAATACCATGAATAGACAAATGCTCATCTACCAGAGACTGTACTAACCTCTGTTCATCAGGTGAACCATGTTGGAAAAAAGGAGATACAGGTGTCATTAACCTATCATATCAAGGACTGGAATTTCGTAAGTAGATAGCATTTTTTCTTCTATCTCTCTTATCTCTAGGTCACCGTCTTCATAGATCTGACGACCATTAAGTTCTATACCACCAGGGAGTTTTACTCCTTGGAATTTAATGAGGTTCTGACCCCACTGTTTTTTAATCTTTGCTGTTAGATATCTCTTCAAGAAAGAATCATTATAGACTCCACTATAGTTAGCAGGATCCATGATTCTATAACACTCAATTAATACCCAATGACCAACAGTAGTAGAAGCCCAATCAATATCAAAATAAAGTCTATTGTTTCTCTTGTTGTATCTAATTTGAGTAGATGTAGTTAACAAGAAGTTAATATCTTCTAGATATGTTTTGGTCATAGAATAATTTAGGAGACCATCATAACCCATATTAAACGCAATATCATTTAAGAATAACTGATATTTCAAGTTAAACATACCATTACTAAGTCCACTACTATCAAACTGCATAACTCTTTCAATTCCTAATATAGAATCTGGAACTGTTATGTAGTTTTGATTCTCCTCAAATACACCAGATGCAGTGGTTGTACTAGTAATACCTAAACTATTATCACCACCTCTTGCTCTACCTCTCTTCTTATCTTCTTCAGTAAGTTGATACTTAAGCAATACCTTTTCTACACCATCAAAATGTCTCTCATAAAAGAATTGTAGAGAGTCATCCATTAGGTCATCAACTTGCTCATCAGCAACATTAATCTCCAAAATTGGAGCACCTAATTGTCTTAAACAATAATCTTGTAATGTTGCCCTACTATTCGGTTTTGCCATTAGAAGAATCCTCCATCGATGGAGTCAGTCCATGTTGGGACTCCAGAAGCGTTTGTGGTCATTACATAGTTAGAAGTAGTTAGGAAGCCAACTGTGCTTGCTGTACTTACCAGTCTTCCATCTGCTTCAAAGTAACCCATACCATTTGGACCACTGTATCCAATACCAGTGCTTCCACCTTGATCTGAGCGATAGTATAATCCTTGCTTGAATGTAGCATATCCTACGACATGTACATTGTCTTGAATAGTAACTTGACCTGCAGCAGAATCAAGAACCAGTTCTCCAGTATTAGTTTCTATTCTAGTAGAAGAGCTACCAGCACCAATCTTAATGTCAGAAACTGTAGTAACACCAGTAATAACAACTTCGTTGAATGTACTGATTCCTGTTATCTTAATGTTTCTACCATTAACTTCATCATAAACAACATCACCTATAACATTTAAGTTACCAGCGACAAATATGTCGTCTTGGAATGTTGCTATACCAACGAAGGTTGAGAAACCAGCGAAGGTCATTTCAGTAGCAATACCAGTTTGAATCCTGGCGTTAGTGATTGCAAAGTCAGTTGCTAAACCAGCAGTGATCTTAGCGTCAAGAATATCTGCATCAACAAGATCAACAGCATTGGCAGTAACTACACCAGCAGTTGCTGTGATAGAAGAACCAATTGCAACTTCTCCCTTATAAACACCGTTATCCATGAAGGTAACGATACCAAGCATCTCTGAACCAGATGCTCTAGCAATGAATCTGTCACCACTACCAGATGCTGCACTATCAGCATACATCAACTTAAGTGTCTTATTATCGACAGTTAAGAAGTCACTGTTACCAGTACCAGTCTGTACACTAAAGTAATCACTTCTTATTTGAAGTCTAGCATATGTTGCATTACCATTTGCATGAGTGAGGATTGTATGACCTCTGTTAGCAAATCCATCGGTATCAACATGTTCAAAGGTTAGGTCATCATCTGAACCTATTCTGATCTTAACATTATCTGGAAGATCTGTATGACTGTTAATTCCAATAGGAGCATTAACTGTTAATGATCCATCACCAACTGTCTGACCAACTGTAAACGCTGTAGCAAGACCTGTAGCGATCCTAGCATCCACCACATCAAGGTTATTGATGTCTGCACTACTACTTACTGTTACAACGCCTGTAGCATTGATTCTCTCGAATCTAGCAGTATCTAAAACATCAAGTCTATCTCTAGGTGAAGCAGTTCTAATACCAACCTTCTGGTTGGCATCAACACGCCATGCTTCTGTGTTATCAGTACTAGCAACAATAGTACCATCACTACCACTATCAGTTAGAGCAATAGATGTATCACCCTTCTGGAATGCATCCAGTTGAATAGTTGTAGCAGTTAAGATACCTAAGACATTGACATCACCAGTGATGTTAATATCACCAGCACCAGAAGGATCAATGTTAATATCACCTGTAGTGGATTCAATGTTATTACCAGAAAGTTGAATATTACCAAATGTACCACTAGTAGGTGTTACCTGACTGCTATTACCAGAAGAATCTGAAATAGTTAAGTTGGATAAAGCTTGTAAACTTGTTACCTGTTGTGAGAATGCAACTGTACCATTTTCTTGGTCAACATAGAATGCATCACCAACCCTAAAGTCTCCTTTCTGGTCGATACTAACAAAGGATACATCACCATTATTTGTTTGGGTAACTTCGTTTGCTTGAATTGCTGTATTAGGATCATTTGTAATATCTCCACCAGCACCAACATGATTGAAGTTAAGTGCAAAACACCTTAGTGTTACACCATCACCATCAGCAATAACACCCTTCTGACCGTACTCAACAGCACAACCAACAGAACGCATGTCAGCACCAAACTGACTGTAATCTGCTAGGGTTATCTTAGTAGCAGTTCCTACTCCACTGTTAGGTTGAGTAATCCTGATATCCTGAGTAACTACTACATCATCAGTAGCAGTTGAGACACCGTTAGTTCCGTTAAAGTCAACTAGTATTGAAGTATTCTTATTACCAGCAGCCTCAGCACTATAACCATAAGTATATGCACCATCTGGTATTGCATGAGATCCTTTCTGGACAAATACATCATCGATCCAACCTGTAACTGCGTTAGCAGCACCGTCAAAATCAGCACCAATTACAAGAGGTTTCTGTACACCAAGATCAGTAGAATATGATGTTGCTTCAGCTCTCTTAGCACCATTAGAATATGCTATTAATTTTGTACCTCTCTTGGCAACAGCGATATGATGCCATGCACCAGTTGTAATACCTGCACTAGCAGCAGACAATGCTGTTGTATGTCCAACACGAACATCGTACTCATTACCTCTGAAAGCAATACTTAAACCACTTGTATCAGTTCCTGACTCTCTAAAGTCAACAGCAGTAGCACTAGTTAATCCAGTACTGTTTCTGTAAACCCAGAAACCAACAGCAAATTCTCCTGTACCAAATCCAAATTGATCATGAGATGCTGCACTAACAGAATCATTAGTACCATCCAACTTAAGTGATGCACTACCAAATTTCTTAACACTGGTGTCTAATTGAGCATCACCATTGAAGGTAAGAGTCTTAGCAGTTCTTGCTTGAAGTATTTCAAATCCTTTTTGCTTACCAGTTACATCAAGATATGTGCCATCATAGTTAGCAACAACAGCAGTACCTAATCCAGTAACACCATCAGTATCATAGTAAGTAATTGTATTACCAATACCAAGTGCTGATGTTGTAGTAATACCAGTTAATCTTAATCTTGTCTTACCAGCAGATGCAAGACCTACTGTTCCAGATTCACCCTTAATACCTTCAGAAGCGAAGTATGTGAAACAGTTAAGGAACTCAACACGAGCACCGTTGGTCATCACTAGACCTGGAGCATTAGGTACAATGAAGGTCGCTTCATTGAATAGCATTGCTGCTTCAAGAGAACTTTCTTGAACCTGTGAACCATCTACATATGCACCACCACCAGATATGTAAGAAGATGGAGCTGAATCAGCAGAAGCATAACCATATGGATCAGTAGCAGTTACATTAGTACCTTTGTTGTATACAGTTATACGCTGTACATAAGGTGATCTTGTAGTAATTGCAATACCAGGCTGATACTTAAAGGCATAACCTTCATTTGCTGATGTATTGAAATACATATCAGCAATAGTTAAGTCTTCAACAACTGTTCTATCATTCAATAAGAAGCAGTCTTTTTGCTTCGTAGCACTTGTTGGAACAATCTTAGTAGCACGAAGACCGTTACCCTTAACAGTAAGAGCTTCAGGGACATATAGTGGGAAGGTTTCTTCATAGACACCACCACCAATATTCAATGTCTCGTTAACTCCTATAACACTAGGAGCTCTGTTTACATTAATTGTAAATGAAGTTGTTGTATTTACTGTAACAGCAGTTGTTACACCAGCAATAGGGTCAGTGCCAGAACGAGGATAAGTCTTACTTGCTGTATTACCATCCATCGTACAGGTGAATGATAATGAATTATTATCAAGGGTGATAGTATCACCTGTCGTCATACCATGAGCACCAGCAAATGATAGAGTTAATTCTCCAGTATGCTCATTGTAAGTTGCTCCATTAGGAGACTTCTGATTACCTGACTCAGCACCACTTTGAACATTAACTGCGTTTGTAGCAGTACCACCGTTATAGGTATGAGCATACCTATTAGAAATTCTTGATAGAGCGTATCTAATCGTTTTGAACGGTCTATCCTTAGTACGACCACGAGAAGCATCGTAAGCATCAAGACCATGAGTATCAACAAACCATACATCATCAGCAGGGTTAACAGTAGCAATACCAATCTGAGCAGGTTCTTTCCATGAAAGAGTGTTATCAGCATTAGTACTCAACATATGTTGAGTGTTAATACCAACAACTCCTGTGGAGTCATATAGAGAGGTTACATAACCAGCACCAACCTTAAGGTTTACAATATCTGCATCATTAACATCAATAACACCTGTGAAGGTTGCTGCAGTAGCAACAACAACATCAGTAACTGCTAATCCAGTCAGAGATAAACTATCAGCACTTAAGTTAGAAACATGTGCGGTTGTAATAGTAGCATAAGTACCAACCAGTGAAGTTACAACACCAGCAGTGACCTTAGCATTGACTATATCTCCTTCAGTTGCATCAATCGTAGTGATTGTAGCAGCAGTACCAACTATATCAGTAATAATACCAGAAGTTATCTTGACATCCTTAAGGTCAGCAGTTTCTGTATCAAATACTGTTATAGTTGCATAAGTACCAACTATCGATGTTATAACACCAGCAGTAATCTTAGCATTAACAATATCTCCTTCTGTAGCATCAATTGTTGTTATAGTCGCTGCTGTACCAACGATATCAGTTATGATACCTGAAGTAATCTTAACATCTTTAAGGTCAGCAGTCTCTGTGTCAAAGGTTGTTATGGTTGCACCAGTACCAACAATGTCAGTAACAGCAATTCCAGTAAAGGTTAGGTTATCAGCACTTAAAGTTGTTATATGTGCTGTAGTGAATGTTGCATAAGTACCAACTGTTGAATCAACACTTAGGTCATCAATATAAGCAGTACCATCAATATGAAGATCTTTCCACTGTTGAGTAGAAGCACCAAGGCTATAGGTGTCATCATCATCAGGAATGAAACTTGAATCAATGTCAGCATTGAATACAATAGCATCACTGGTAGAATCACCAAGACCAATTACACCACCTTTAAAGGTAACATTACCAACGAAGGTAGATGCTCCACCAACTCTGAGGTCACTAGTAATATTAACATCAGTAAATGTAGCAGCAACACCGATAATATCAGTTATGATACCAACAGTAATCTTAGCAAATTCAATATCACCATTTTCAGAATCAATAGTGGTAATAGATGCTGCTGTACCAACGATATCAGTTATAATACCAGAGGTAATCTTAACATCCTTTAGATCAGCAGTCTCAGTATCAAATACTGTTATGGTTCCATAAGTACCAACCTGAGATGTGATAATACCAGCAGTGATCTTAGCGTTAACTATATCTCCTTCTGTCGCATCAATTGTTGTTATAGTTGCTGCAGTACCTACAATATCAGTGATGATACCTGATGTGATCTTAACATCATTAAGGTCAGCAGTTTCAGTATCAAAATTTGTAATGGTAGCATAGATACCAGTTATTGATGTTATAACACCAGCAACAATATTACCATGTATGATATCAGTTACAGTTGCATCAATCGTAGTGATAGTTGCAGCAGTACCAACAATATCTGTTATGATACCAGCAGTTATCTTAACATCTCTAAGATCTGCAGTTTCAGTATCGAATACTGTTATAGTCGCATAAGTACCAACCTGAGATGTAATAATACCTGAGGTGATCTTAACATCGTTTAGATCTGCTGTTTCAGTATCAAATACAGTTATTGATGAATAAGTACCAACATAAGATGTAATAATACCAGCAGTAACATATGCTGCTTCTATACCAAGATCATTAACATCTATTTGAGGAATGGTAGCAACACCAGTGATGTTGACATCACCATCTACATCGAGCAACGCTGTAGGCGTTGTGGTCCCGATACCTACCCAACCGTCGCTATTACCAGATACCCACTTAACATCACCTGAACCAATTATTAACTGATCGTCTTGATCTGGATATCTAACATCTTGTCCTTTACCAATGATAACATTGTTATTACCAGTATTATGAGTACCAGCAGAGTTACCAATAGCTACATTATCACTACCATAAACATTGTATAGAGCAAACGCACCAATAGCAATGTTATTGCTTTGGTTAGTTGATATACCAGCACCCCATAGTGCTTCTCTACCAATACCAATGTTCTGATCGTGATCTTCCTTACCACTATTTGTTGTGATACCTGATCTTACAATTAAGAATCCATAAGTATCTGTTAATCCAACAGTACCAGTGGATAAGTAAATAGCATCATTATTGTCAGTTAATAGTGCAAAATTATCCTGTCCTTTAACTTTAAACTGCTGACCAATAACTTTTGCTAAATGTGCATTAGTACAAGTACCAATATTAAATGTTAAGTTACCAGTAACTGCACTGTTAATAGTTCCAAGGTCACCAAGATTAGCAATCGCAATTGCCCAATCACCACCTTGTAAGTTGGAATAGTTATCTGTACTACCATATACTCTGTAAGCATAAGGATCATTAGATAATTGACTACCATCCGAGAATGAAATAGTACTGGCATCACCAGTTTCACCGTAAGTAAGAACAGTTTGAGAACCTAAATCCTGACCTACCTTATCACCAATATAGATGTTATGTGAACCTTCTGCCTCTTGTCCTGCAAGGTTACCAAGGAAAACATTAGATTCTGCTTTAGTCTGACCACCTTTCTGGAAAGCAGATTGACCAATAGCAATGTTTCTCTTGGTATTTACTGCTAAACCAGCCTGTTGACCAGCCCAGTTACCAATGAACATTCCCTGACGATCACTACCATCAGTTTCTAGTTCACCTGCTTCTCTACCAATTCTTATTAACTGAGTTCTGAAGTCTACATTATCTTCAATAGTTGCAATACCAGTAACCGTAAGGTTCTTAGTAGTAGATGCATGACTTACATTAATCTGCTCAAACTGTGCAGATGTAGAATTAAAATCGTTGTATGTAGCACCAACACCAGCAAGAGCACTTATTAGACCAACTCTGTTTGTAAAGTGAGGTGTGTCTAAAGTCGTGGTAATGCCCAATGTGGCAATAGTACCAATACCAGCAATATGAATATTTCTACCTGTTACCTCGTCATATGAAATATCGCCTGTAACATTCAACTGTCCTGCAACAGTTAAATCACCCGACACAGTGGCTGCAGCACCTACTAGAAGGTCAGTAGCTACACTCCAGGTGTCAATCTTACCTTGTGGGTTAAGGATAACCGCTTTAGATGCAGTTGGTTTACCAAAGTCTGCAGGGTTATCTGGCAGCATATCGGTGTAGTATTCACCACCGATTGCTATTGGAGCCTGTGTAGGTCCATTTGGATTACCAATATATAATTTCTTATACGACTTACCAGCACCTACATCAGATGTATCATAGGTGTATACTAATTCACCGAACGATACACCAGTACCGACTGGTGCTGCGGTTGGAGGCGAGGTTCCTTGCGTCCTCTTGATCAGAATCGTTGCGGCCATTAGTATTCCCCTCCATCAACTGTGGTGGATGGTAAAGTTGTTTGTGTTATAAATTTAGCGGATGCTGAGTCATAGACCAGAAAACTACCATTAGTAAGGTTGTTTGCATTAACATCAGAAAGTAAAACTAGTTTACCTCCTCCTCCACCGCCTCCTAAAGAGCCGCTGGCAATAACCTTTACTTGGCTGCCAGTACCAATTCGTAATGATGGCATTACCTTGTTACCCCTGCTCTAACATTGACCATTCCTTCAACGACTTTTACCTTGCTTGTGCCGTCTGCCAAGATAACATCATAAAGGTAACGACCAGGTTTTATGTCCGTTGTGACAGTGCTTGCCATAGAGATTAAAATTTCACCATCTGGAGCACTGGATACAGTCGATGCAAAGGATACAGCAGTGCTGCTCCCTGCCCATTTACGCAGTTGTGAAGTTACTGTGAAACCTGCTAGATTTAGGGTAGTGTTATTATCGTTATCACCAAGAGAAAATAAATGTTCAAAATCAGTACCCGATTCAATCTGCAAATTAGCGACATATACTGCCATCTTGTATGCTGACTATTATCCTATAAGGTATTTATCTTCTTAATCTCTGTTAGTACTTCTCGCAATACTTGAGTCATCTGACTGACTTTCAAGTCTAATCGATCCAAATCATTTCTTATGATTTCTAGATCTCCTAATTCTGATATTTTTGCTGGCACACATTCATCCCCATGAAGGAATCTTAAGTGCTCAATGTGTGCGTCTCTCATAATTTTGATGTAATTTTTTTAAGCATTTCCTTTATCTCGGAAATTTCATTTTTCATTGAATCAAGCTCTGCTTTTTGCATTGCTTTCTGTGCTTTCTGCTGCTGATAAGCAGCATAACCAGAGCTATCATGGTTGATGATAGCTCCTGTCTCATCTCTATAGAGATGTGGTTTACCTTCCACTTGCATCATGCTAGTGCAATTGCCCTCATATTCTTAATGATAGGAATCTGTGCCTGATTAGTACCATTGAAAACAACTTTAATAACAAACCCAGTATAAGGTTCTAAGTCATTTATAGTGTACTGATACTCTTTGAAGTTTTCTCCAGGAGTAACATATTTATCAGAGCGGCCATCGTTCGCTGCAGGATCAATTACAGTATCTCCGTATCCATCACCAGTGGTGTCAACACTATTCTTATACCCTGGGAAGAGTATAAACTTTTGATCGACTTCACTAGAATCTGGTCTAAGCAAACTATAAAGAACTCTGAAGTCAGAAGACGCAGGTTTAAATGCATCAAATATAACTTTTAAAGAACTCGCTGGTTGCTTAATAGAAATTAACTTGGAAACATAATAAGATGTATGTGGATCTCCAGTAAGTAGATTAGATCTCTTATCTAGAGCATAACTTGTGTCATCAATTGGTTTGTTAATCCTATTTGAAGAGAACTTCATTGCCATAGTATCTAAGCAAATCATAGGAGAGCTTACTTCATCACCCCCATTGCTTAATGCTATTCTAGCAGTTAAAGATCTATTCCTAAAGAGATTTGTCAATCTAGCATCTTCATTCACTTCAGAAGCAACTATTCTATTAGTTGGCAACTGAGTTGCTTGATTAGGAAGATACTCTTCAAATCCTTGATCACTGAATGATGTTTCTGTACCATCCACACTAGTACCACTAACAGTTCTAAGACTTACAGTAATAGCATCTGTAGGACCAGGTGTTGTTACATCAAATACAGGAGTAACTGTATCAAACATCATATTCTTGGATGAGTGACAATGAGAACCACCAACATAGGATTCACCGTTAAATGAAAGCTGTGGTTGTGATAACCCAGAAATGTCAGTTGTTCTACCTTCTCTATCAATCTTAATAATGTAATCATCCATATTTCTACCTAGAGTAGAAATATCATGAGTCTTGTTGATCTTACCTAAACTAATTCCAGAAATTTCATATTTCTGAATAGGAGATCCAGCAGCATGATTAATAGATTGGGTGTTATTAACACCTCGAACAATACCACTTAGAGTATTAATACCAACTGAAGTGTAAGAAACAACTTCGTTGTTAATAATAGCATATGCAGTATTAGCAGCACTAACAAGTACTCCTTCAAATACATCAAATCCTGTACTATCACCAATGGCAATGGAACTAGTTGTAGCATTGACTGCGGTTGATGTCACTGTTGGCAGAGTATCTGGAGATGCTCCACTAATAGCAACCTTATTGCCTGTACCATACATTCCATGATTGAAATAAGATACTCGTGCATATTCACCAGTATAGAGACTACCTGTCTCATCATACCTAGTAACATCTCTACCAGAATCAATAACAGTTCCAAGATCATGGAAGTAATTAACACTAGCAGCATTAGTAAACTCTTCTGCTTGAATATTAGTCAAGTAAAGAGTATCTATTCCGCTAAGAGAATTAATACCAACTCTAACTCCTGAACCAGCACCACTCATTTCAGCAGTAACGATTCCTACAATGTCACCTACCTTATAACCTTGTCCGTCATCTTGAATGGTAACAGCAGTAATTCCTGAATTACCAGTACCAACGGTTACACCCAACTTCAATCCTGCACCTTGACCTGTAATTGCATATGTTGCAACAGCTGCTGATGATGGAGTTCCATAACCTTCACCATTGGTTTGAATACCAACAGCAAGAGTACCACCAGTTTGAACTGGTCCACCAACATCTTCGATATATCCATATCGATATGTTGCACTAGCATCACCGACCTTTCTTCCAATAGTAAATACAGTTCCTATTAATCCAGCGTCAGTTGTAGTAGTGATTCCAAGTGCAGCCTTCTTAGGAAGAGTCTGAATTGGATTCAAATTCAATGCTGGTAAGATACCATTATTAGGTCTAATTGGAGGATTCTGGAATGTGACTACAGCATCTGATTCTACAAACTTAGCAGAGTAGATCTTGAAGCAAATGTCCTCAAATTGGCATGGAGTCCATGTAGACGCATTTTGCGACTTGAACATAGAACCAACCATGAATTGATTACTATAAACCCTTCCTGCAGCACTAGGTAGACTTTGTGCGTTAATAGCAGTCTGCCCCATCTCTGCTGTAAAGACTTCCCAAGTATTCAAAGGTGATCCTGCAACAAAGCAATACTCTGTTTCTGGTTCCAAATAAATTGGTGATGGGAATTTAATATTTGTAGCTATAGAAGCATCATTAGAAAGAGTAACATCATTTCCAGTTAAAACAACTCTAGCATCTGGTGTAACCAACTGTTCTGTTGGTTGACCCAATTCCATTGTTCTTACTTCAAACCAGCAAGGAACAGTTGGATCTGCCATCGTATAGAAGTAAAGATCTATAGAAGTTAGATAACATCCACCGATATCAGTCTTGAATGACTGTGCCAAGGGATCTCCACCTCTTCTTCCTCTTCTTCTCCGACTTCTCCTTCTTCTAGTACCATTACCTCTTCTGCCACCCCTACCAGTAACAATGACATTATTGGTAACAGTCCTATCAATGAAGGTTGTGTTATTAATAATAACTGGGGGTGGTGGTGGAGGTGGTGGGGGCGGTCTACGGTTTGTAAATGTAAGACTTACATCTCTCTGTATCGTCGTAGTCTCTAAAGTTGTAACACTTACATCAGTTTGTACAATTCGTGTTGTACCAATAGCAGTATATACAGCAGTTGCTACTGAATTGGCAGTACTACCCTTATGATAAACAACATTATTAGGATCAGATGTTACTTTAACTTCTCTTTCACCAGATCTTACTCTAGCAAGTGGAGTTGGTGAAGCAAATGGATCTCTAAGCCATATACAAGCAGTAAGATCTCCATACACATCTGACCATAAATTAAGATCTGAGATAGTTGCTTGTGCTCCACTAGTCTCTCCAGAAACAACAGCACCTTCTGGAAGATATCCAAAGAAATCTCCTTGTGCAGCAGTTGCAAGAGCAGCAGTATCTATATTCAGTGTAGTAGAACCCTGAGAATACGCTGTAGGTAGTGTCTCATTCCTATCTAAAGGATTAAGTTCAAATGTAGTTGTAGGTGCAGTAATTGGTCCTTTCTTATGATCAGGTCTACAAAGTCGGAATCTATAAGTTTCTCCGTTTACAAGAGAAGTGATAGTTTCTCCAACAGTAAATGCACCAATAACATTTTGAATACCAATAACTTTTGGAATTACATCAACATTACCAAGAGAATCAAAGTATTGGAAGAATTTAGTATCAGGTCTTAAACCAGTTACATTATATTCAATGTTTCTTGATCTACAGAATGGATCAAATGTCTCCTGAGCAATATAAGTATTTCTAGATGTAATATCATCTCTCTCTACACCAGAGACAAATTCATTTGTGCTTGCAGATAATTCATCCTGACCAAATCCACCATCAACAGTAGTTGCACTAACTCTAGTATCAAAAACTCTCCTTCTAATAATTTGAGTTGATAATGTTGAAGTTTGTTGAGTATTGATCCAATTATCACTGGATGGATTCAACTTCATCTCACCAGTATAAGCATGAACCAAGAATGGGTTTAAGTTTTCTACTCTAGTCGCAAAGTTCTGATCAACAAAAAGTTCTTCCTCATATTTGAGGGTAACCATTCTACCTGTCTTTACTGCTTTCTCATCTAAGAGAGCAAAATTTTGGGTGAAATCTAATGTTTCTGGAGACTGTTCTGTTGATGGCAAGAGTTGCATATCAATAGAACTTAAGTCTGTTAGAGGTTTTAAATGACCTCTATCAATATCAATATCAATTGGAGATGCTATATCAACTAAATTTCTATTCTTAAATGAGTCAGCAAAGAAACCACTCTTAAATCTATCTAAACCATCAGCATCTTTAACTTGTAAAGTTTCAATCTTTTGTTCCAATAGAGACAAAGATGTAACTTCTTCAAGATGCTCTAACCTATCCTCAATGTCACCAATATCACGCATGGTGTATCGGCGATTATCTATTAAGAATACTTGAGCATTATTTGTATCATACAAGAAAGGAGGCCAAACAATAGTAGCCAATGTCATTGCATCTGGCTGATCAGCAGGTGGTTTGGGATTTGCTGATGGAACACCCATATCAACAACTGCATCACCAACATTCTTAAGAATGACCTTATCTATTCTTCCAAAGTAATGTTGATATTTGAATTTTGATGATTCATTAGGAGTTGCAATTCTCGATCCAGAATCAATTACCCTATTGGATGGATAGAAAGGAGATACAGTTGCACTACCAGGAACAAATGTTGAAACCCTAGGTCTGAAATCAAGAGTATCAGTTGCTCTTATGCCTCTTTTACCTATTGCAGGAACATCTTTAGCAAATCTTTCTGTATCATAACTATTGACAGTAAATACATCTCCAACATCTGAAGATGGAATATCATATCTATCAAAAATAACTAAGAGTTGTTTTGTTGGAACATAGTTCTCATTATTCCTCAATAGTCTAGAATAATCATAGTATTGTTCCCTCTGTCCTTTATCTAAGGTAAATGAATTAGTAACATCCTTATACTTACCAAGAGTTACAGATTGCAAAGTTGCTGATGTATTGGATTCTTGGAATAAAAGAGTTTCTAGAAGTTTAAATTTATCAATTGTTTTATATACAATACTAATAGAACTACTACCAGCATCAATTGCAACTATTCTTGCAACAGCATTAGTATCTTCACCAATAATTACTTCACCAACAACCGCATTTTGGAAAATAGGATCAGTTGAGGTAAATACTAATTTGTCAAATAGTGGTACATTGGTATCTAAAGATTCATAAACAGCAACTATATTAGCAACATCAGGATAATTCAAACAAATCTCTTCATCCTGAACTCTTACTCCATATAGACCACTCTGAGTTAATCCATCATTAGTGCTGTTATTAGCATTAGATCCTGACATATCCTTAGAAGAATATGTAATGGATACCTGTTGACTTCTCTTATACTCTTTAGTCTTATTCTTAATATTACTTTTTGCTACTGTTACATTAACTTTCATCCCAGTTTCTGAGAATTTCAAACCATTAATGGTTAAAGTATCATTAGTAATAACTACTTGATCTTGATTGATTACTGCAATTTCACCATCATCATATTGTACCTGATATCTTTCTTGATCAAATGAAACGAAACTAACATCGTCAAGACTAAGAGAACTTGTGTTAACAACCAAAACACCATTAGCATCGGTTGATTCACCAGTTACTTGATCAGAAAGTAGTAATTCTGCACCAGTAAAATCTATGTCAGAAATATTACTTGTGGGTAATTTTAAATATAATCCAGAATTATCTTCATTAGTTAATTGTTGTTCTCCCTTATAAATCCTACCTTCAAATGTAGAACCTGGAAGAGCTCCAGTAAACAAGTCAGGATTAGTGGTTAGAGCAGCCAACCTCATGCTTGCGCCATCAGCAGCAACATAAGATACTACATTGTGATTAGGTAAAGATTGATTGGATCTATAATAAACTATTATATCGCCAGGTTTAAATCTATCAAATGTTTTACCAGTTGATGTGGTATCACCATTAGTCGCAATACGAACATCAGCATCACCAATATTATATGGAGTTCCTAGATTTAATTTCTTCTTAGCATAGAATGTATTTGACTGTTGAACATTCTCAACATCATCCATACTGTATGAAATTACCTTATCAACAACTCTGGATAAATTCTGATTACCCTTAAAGGATAATTTCTCACCTGCTTGGAACTTACCAGATACTTGTGTTAATGTAATAGTACTTGCACCAGCACCAGCAGATATTGTGTATCCTGTAGCACCACTTTCAGCACCTTCAACATAAGCAGATTCTACAACTTCTGCATTGGATACATTATCATTAATTAATAACTTAGTATATAACTGAACATCATATAAGTAAGCATCAAACTCAGTTGAGTTATCCTTATACTTAGAATCTACTAAACCAAAGTTATAAACTTTAGCATCACCAACTTTCGTACTACTAATACCTGTTTGTAGATCAATGGAATTTCTAAATGTTGTAAGACCACTAACACCATTTAATCTAAGTCTATTTCCTAATCTAAGGTTAAATGTTTCTTCTATCTTATCTGATGTAGTTCTTGGTTTTTCTACATCAAGCATTTCTCCAAATGTTTCATACTGATACCCTTTAACATATGCAGTACCAGGAGATAACCTTACACATGCAAGAGATTCATCTGGAACATTTCCTTGCTGAGTACTATTGGTGGCATAATACACACCCTCAGAACCCATCCTATCATTCAAACTATCAAGAACAGTGATAAAGAAAGGATTTGTGGTATAGTCTCCAGACTCATCATGAGTTCTCTGTGCAAGATAGTCCTCAATTTTATTATAATCACTATTACCGCTAATTTGTTTCTCAACTTCACCACTTCTTACTCTAAGAATTTCGATAAAATCTGTATCATCAAAATCATTAACATCTTTCTTAGAAAGAACCAATTGTATTCTTAGTCTATCTGCGCCTGGTGCAGCATAGTTTGAAAACCCTTTTGCGTTATCATATAAACTAGCATCTTCTTTAGCGTTGATTGCACTCTCTACTACCTGTAAACCAACTCTGAATGAGGGTTGATTGTCATACTGATCTAATATAATAGTCTGTTGATTAACTCTTACAAAAGCACCTCTTACAAAATATACACCACTAGAAATAGAAGCTGCAGATGCAGAACTACAAGAATCCTGTTGGATTGTATTTGCAACAGATGAACCAGTGTTTATGGTAGTATTACCATAATTAAGAGGTTCTTCCATCAACAACAATTCAGAATCCTGGAAGAAGTCAAAAGATCCACTTGGACCTGGAGACATATATTTTACATATATTGTTGCATTAGAAGTTCTAGAGGTACTAGCAGCAATGTAGTTAATAACTTTTGCAGTAACACCTGAAGTTTGTCCTTTTATTCTCTTTCCTACAAGATCTTTTATATAAACTTCAACATCAGTTCCTAAATGAGTTGCATCTAATTGAACAGCAAAATAATCTCCATCGTAAGTAATACCACCAGGGATCACTACTGAACCCTCTTTAAACATGTGACTACCAAACTGCTCAATCTGATTCTGTAGAATAGATTGTAAGCTTGTTAATTCACGAGCTTGAACAGGGAATCCTGGCTTAAACAGAACTTTATGGTAATTTGATGTCCTGTCAAAGTCGTCGTAATAAGGACTTATGTTCAGGTTAGTCTGTTGTGGCATCGGTTTAGAATTCTAATACGATTTTGATGTCTTCTTTTTGACGAACATTTCTTGTAATAGCAGGTCTATTATCAAGATAGATGATCTCGCCACTCCTCTTATTTATTTCAGCTTCAGCAATACCATTTGTAAACTGAACGCCAAGGTCTACAACCTTACCAGCAGGTGTAGTTGTAGATATACCACTAAATGTAGCATCTACATTGACACTGAACGCAGTACTAGTTACTGCATTAGCAGAAGCACCAGACTGGAAGTTAATTACAGGAGCTTGATTGTTAACTTCTAAACTATCAGTAGCATCAAATGTTGATTGGTTATAAGATAAACTTCTGTCTTGGAAGTACTTAATTACCTTAGTATCAATATCATAAGAGGCAACATATCCTCTTGCAGTACCAACACCAGTTATATTTTGTTCAATTTCTGTTCCAATACCAAGAGCCTGTGTAGTATCTCCAGTAAATTTGAGTGATCTCAGTGATGAGAATTCAGATGACTGTAGATAGTTAGTACCAGCAACACCAATTGCAGTAGGGTTTCTGATTAATCCAACTTGTGCAAATCTAGTATCAGAAGCAAAATCATAAGATGATGCGTCAAATCTTGTATAAATTAGAACCTTATCAGTTCCAAGTTCTTTATAAGCATTATAACCATGCCCTAAAGACGGTGGAATAATAGGACTTAATTTAGCAAACTTAGTTGCTGAACCATTAATAGATGAAAGATCGATACGAGCATAACTGTATCCATAACCACCATTAGTAACTTGGGCAGAAATAATCTGTCCTTGGGTGTTAGTTAGTATCCTAACTTTACCACCTGTTCCGTCACCAACAATATCAACCTCAATAGGACTTGATAAGAAACTATAACCAGCACCTGCTTCATCAATCGATACTACCTTAATTTGATTACTATTAGTAGTAGAATCTCCATTATCTCTAACAACTTTAATATCAGCAGTAGTTGTGGTCTCCCATTCATTAGGAACCGCAATATACTCAGTAGAGTCAAATTTCACGATATCCGCAGGAGGAACCGTGAACATATATTTCCAAAGATAACTATCACCACTTACACCAGCAGCAGATGGTTCAAGATCAGTAAAAGTTGGTTCATCCAACGATGCGCTTGCAATAGTAGAAATACCAGCAGCACCATTATTGATACAAACATAGACTCTATAGTCTTTGTTCATTACATAATAGTTTGCAGAATAAAGTCTACTTGAGTTAGATACTAAAGAACGATTAGTTGTACTATAGTCATGACGGTACATATCATATGATGTACCTTTAGTCCAAGTAACTTTTCTAATCAATCTCCTAACATCACCAGGAAATACTTTCCGTCCAAACAACATCGTGTCATAGACATGATTGTTGTAGTTAATACTATCAGTAGGTGATGGTGGCTGAACAGTAGTACTATTCCAAGTATCTGTGCGTCCAAATCCCGATATTGTGGGATTTGCCAATCCTAGAAACGCATAGTAAGAGTTATTCCCACTAGTAACATCATCCATGAAGTTATTAGCGTTAATAATCCTAAACTGGTCGGTTATAATTGCTGCCATTGCAATGTTCTAGTGTGAGGTCTTACTATTTTGGTATTTATAAGGTTTTTCCAAGTGCTCCAGTATTACGCAGTCCAATATTCCTTCTTTGGGCAATTGGCCATTTATCTAAGTCTGGATCATAATCAAGTCCCTTAGCAGTTAATGAAAGTGGATCGAAGACATCTCTAATAGCAGAAGAGAAGCGTCCCCAACTGAATCTTGCTGCAGGGTGTGCAGTTGATCCAACTCCTACGAGTCCAGTTATGTTAGTTCCAGAATGGATATTACAAGTAATTACCCCTGTTCTAGCACTTCCGTCCCAAGATACTGAATGTGCATAGTATATATTGTCAAGTTCAAAGGTACTAATACCAATAGGATCAGAATCATGAGCATCAACACTTGTTATAACACCTGCTGCAGGTGATATACCAGATCCATAAACTCTGAATGGATATCCAGTTGTAAATCCAGTAACAAATGATGAATTCTCTTCATTAACTAAGTTGTTAGTATCTAATTGGAATACAAGACCTAGATCAGTACCAATACCAGCAGAAGTTGTAATACCAGTAATTAAACCAGTATATCCCTGAACATCAGTAACTAGAGGATCAATATCATTCCAGTACTCCCAGTTAACACCTGCTTGTGCTGTTGTACCAATACCAACACCATAAACGAAGATGCCAAAATCATCATCTAATAATCCATCAACATCTCTAAAATTGAGATTGTGATCAACGAATAATGCAGTATCAGTGTCTGTGTATGACTTAATAACATTAGCAATTGGATAGATCTGCGCTTCTTGAGAATCTCTTGCCTTAGAAACTATTCCACCAGCAAAGACTCTATCAACCTTTTGCTTATTCCAGCGCATTGGTTTGTAGTTATCATTATTAACACCAGAACCTTGATAGAATGGAGTTTCTACAACAGATGCTGTTGCGATTCTAGTAACAATTCTTGCCCCTTGTTGAGCAAAGTTAGTGTTATTCTTAGGAACTTGATTCAATTCAATATCAGAACTCTTGAATAGTTCTACAGAGTCACCTTCTTTAATAATCTCATTGACATCAAAGAATATACTATCATCACCAACTGTTCCTCTATAGAAGAAGATAAACACATCATCATTAATTGTAGGTGCAGTTTCAAAGTTAACTGAAGTTCCACCATTAAATGTGTAATGCTTATTTGGTTCTTGAAGAACACCATTAACAAAGATTAGAAGAACTGGTCCAAGATCAATCTCTCTTGAATCTGGATCATTGTTATCAATCTCAAAACTGATTAATTGGTTCTGATAATAAAGAGGATATCTCTTTCTATCACCATCTTGGAAAGGTCTGATATTGTCAATGTAATCAAGATTACCAAACTGCCAAGCAGAAATATCATCATTAAAGATATCAGTTACTTCAATCTCAAATGGTATGAATAAATCACCTGCATCAGGATCAGTAGATAGTCCAGTTACACCAAACTTATCACCTTTCTTGAATCCATATCCAGGTTTTGCTAGATTCCACTCAGCAACTTCATTCAATAGGAACTCTGGTCCAGTTGAATAACCAACATAGTTTGTAGATATACCAATGATATCCACTGTAATAGAAGCACCAACACCTGTAGTTGTTGTGTTTCCAAGTCCTTCTCTGTAATTACCTTCAATACTTAATAAATCTCCTGATGGTTGTGGAACATTAATAACAGTATTCTTACTGTATCCAGTTCCGCCATTGACAAGATTAAAGACAAGTGAACCACCTGCACCAACTATTGCTGTTACAGTTGCGCCTATACCATATGGTGAATTACCAGGATCAGTTACACCGATAGCAGTTATTGTACCAAGATCTGTAGTATATCCAGATCCATATGTTAACTCACAATAGTAGATAGAAGCTGTACCACCAGAATGATAAGAGTGTGGAATAGTGCTTATACCAGCGTTAACACTGAAGGTTCTAGCAGAAACAATACCAGTTACATCCAACTGTTGATCATAATCTGGGTAAATGTTAGTTGTTAAACCAACTCTTACTGTACCACCACCAGTATAAGGATGTACTAATGTAGATACACCAACGAATGTAGTAAAGGATGTAGTAGTTCCTACAGACCTTACAGTGTAATAGTAACCCTGAACACCACTAGGATATGTCTTAGCACCATACTGACATGTAACACCAATACCTGCTAACTTGAAGTTCTCTGGTTTTACTAATCCATGATTAGCAGCAGTGAATTGAAGAATACCAGTTGCAGGGTTATAAGTCGCATTTGTTGGTGTTAATGCTGCACCAGACCAAGAATCAATATAGAGTGTGCTAGAAGCAGCACTTACAAACTGATGATCATATGCACCACCATACTGAACTGCTCCAGTTGTAGCACTTTGGAATGTATGAGCGTAATTTCCACCAGAAACTACAGCGTTAGTTGCCTCATGTCCTGCACCGATATCATAATTATGTACGCTAGTGTCAGTTGAAACACCAACTTGAAGTGTAATATATCCAGTCTGTTTCTTAATACCACCTGTAGTCGCACTATCGAATGTATGTGCAAACTGATGAGCAGGACCAGATGCACCAACATCAACAGCAAATGTGTTAACAGTTGTGCTTGCAATAGATACCCACTTACCGCTAATAGGATCAGAAGATCTTGGATATGTATGAGCAATTCTATAAGAGTCTCTAGCACACTTCAGTGATATTGAATTATCGTCAAACTTAACTCTATCGTTGTTCATGAATCCATGACCAGCGACTGTTACAGTCATAATACCAGCAGAAGGATCATATACAGCATCTGTTGCGGTAACACTAGTAGATCCTACTGAGTGAATACCAATTGGTTGATCAAATGCTCTATCTCTCTTCTGATCCATGCTACCAACACCAGCAGCCTGGAAGGTATGCCCGTAAGCACCACCACCATGAATCTGTGATCTCTTAATAGCACCAGTTACGCCAGAAGCAAATATATGATCTGATGTATCAGGAGAACTCATACCATTAGTTCTAAAGGTATTAGTCGTTACATTAGAAACCTGAATCCACTTACCACTATAAGGATCGGTTGTTCTAGGATATGCATGTACTGTACTATAGTCATCCTTAGCACATGTGAAGGAAACTGCACCAGTATCAAATAGAACCCAATCACCATTACTAAGACCGTGATTAGCAGATCTAACTGTCATGATACCAACAGTACCATCATATTGCGTACCAGCTTCAGCAGTTAACCCTTCATGCGGTACAAAATGATGAGTTGAAATATTTGTGGACGGTTGTGACGCTAAAACTTGGAACGAAATTGAATTTGCGCTCGTAGAAGCGATAGAAACCGCAGTTGTAAACCCAGGATCGCTAGATCTTGGATAATTATGCACACTCTGATAAGTATCAAAACCACACCTAAATGACATCGATTCAGGTGAAATTTGGATAGATTGACCAGTCATGAAACTATGGTCACCGATAGTAGCTGTTACAATGCCAGCAGTGGGGTCGTAGATCGCCGAGGAGATGCTATAAGGTGCTATAGGTGACTTACCTACTTCAACACTAAATGAGGTGGTTGTAATGCCTGTAATAGGTAACCACTTACCACTGACAGGATCAGATGATCTTGGATATGTCTTGGTTGAAGTGCCGCCATCCATGTCACACTTGAAGGAAATAGAGTCATTATCGAATCTAATCCAATCTCCATCGTGAATTAAACGCCCACCAGGTACAACTGTAACGGTCATAATGCCCGCATTGGCATCATAAACTGCGCCATTTACAGTCTGAGTATCGATTGTATTGCGTGGATATGCGTGAGAAGAAATATAACTATCGTTAGCACAACGGAAGATAAGTGATCCAGTCGCTAACTTGATCGCAGTTTGTTCTGCTAATCCATGTTGACCAATATTAAGATCAAGGAATCCCGTTGTAGGTGTATAAGTTGCAGTAGTAACACTGTAGTTAACTGTAGGTGATGTACCAACAGTAATAGCAATACCTGTAGCTGTAGTAGATGCAACTGAAATTGCAGTGTCATAATAAGGATCAGATGGTCTAGGATAAGACTTAGTTTGACTAGTTCCATCCATAGCACACTTAAAGTCAAGTGAACTACCCTTAATTTTGATGGTGTTACCTGCCATAATGTTATGGTTAGGTATAGTCATCGTCATGATACCTGCTACAGGATCATAAACCGCATTAGTAGGTGTCCAACCAACATTAGTAGTAATACCAACGAATACATCGAAAGTATCATTAGTAACATTCCTTACTTCAAGGAACTTATCATTTACAGGGTCAGATGCTCTTGGGTATGTGTGATTAGTTGCATAACCATCCTGATTACATGTGAATGTTAATCCACCTGTTGTAATACCAATCAAGTTAGGATCGGTAAAGTTATGATTACCATCAGCAATAACAGTGGCAATACCACTTGTATAATCATAAACAAAGGATGTAATACCAATAGTGCTTCCGTATCCAAGACCAGATTTACCAACATTAACAGTGATTGTATCTGAAGTAGTCTTACCAAATGCTACAATCTTATTATGATATGGATCTGTTACACGAGGATAAGCATGATTTGTTGCATATCCATCTTTATCACAACTCATAGTAATTGCACCAGTAGCAATTCCAATTAGACCCTTCTGTGCTAGAACTCTAGCAACACCAGTAGATCCTATAGAGAGTGTTAAGTCACCAGTTAGTGAATTATATGCTGCATCACTAAGAGAGACATAACTGATAGTAGAAACACCAACATGGAAATAAAGTTCACCAACACCAATAGAAGCAATACCAATCTGTCTATTATTAACAGGATCTCCTGTACCAGACTTACCAACAAACATTGTGGCAGTAGTAGCAGTAGTCGATGCAACCGCTATATTTGTACCATAGAACGGATCAGTGGTGCGTGGATATGAGTGCTGACTGTTATGACCATCTAGATCACAAGTAAAGACTAGTGAATCTTGAGCAATCTGAACAGTATTAGTACCAGCAACTAAAGCATGTGATGGGAATGTAAGTGTTAGATCACCAGTAGTTTCGTTGTAAGAAGCGTCTGTAGGTGTTAAAGCAGTACCAACATTAGGTGTAACTGCGCCAGCAGCAGCATTTACAAACTTATGACTGTATCCTGCACGAGGATATGTGTGAGTAGTAGCGTAGTTATCTCTCTCACAAGACATGCTGAAGGAGTTAGTTTGAATACCAATTGTGCTAACTGCCTTTCTAAGTGGTGAATTTGCACCAACATAGGTATGAACACCAGCAGTTGCGTCATTAGCCTTACCAACATTCACTCTAAATGTGTTTACACCAACCTGATCAATTGTTAACCAACGGTTTGCAATACGATCTTTACCACTAACACTGTTTCTTGGATAGGTGTGTTGAGTACCATGAGAGTCTTTAGCACATGTAAAGATCAGAGCATTTTCAGGAATCTGAATAAATTCACCATTTTGGAATCCATGTCCAGTAATAGTGAAGTCTATCTGTCCTAATGTTGGATCATATGTACAAGTTGTAATTGCATGAGATGATGCTGTAGTAAATCCAGCAGTACTAACCGCTACCTTCATTTCACCTTTTAATGCATCATATGCAAGACTAGTAGGTGCATGAACAACTCTAGTTGAAATACCAACATTAAGAGTGAATGCTGTATTTGAAGTCTTAGTTATTGCAGTAGTAACACCTGAAATTGGGTCAGATGAACGAGGATAACTATGAGGAGTTTGATAATTGTCTCTCTCACAAGTTAATGTTACCGCACCAGCATCTAATGTAATGGTATCATTAGTAGACATACCATGAGCAGATGCAAATTCTAATGTTAATACACCAGTACCAGCGTTATATGCTGCGTTATTAGGAGTCTTCTGATTACCAGACTCTGCACCACTCTGTACATTAACACCATTGGTTAGTGCAGATACAAACTTATGAGGATAATCACCACCAGTGAATATGGCATCTGTAGTAACACCAACATGCTTATGAGTGTAATTTCCGCCCAATACTAGAGCATCAGTAACAGAACTTCTGTAAATGTGCTTATAACCAATACACTCCATTTGGAGTCCATTTAAGTAAACACTTTCAGATAATTCAAGATTATGAGGTCCAACTGTGCTGACCTCCATAATTCCACTTTCATTGTCATAGTATGCAGTTTCAATAGCTACACGAGTTCCTTCTGTAGGGAATCCAACAAGATCTGTAATGACACCATAAGCATCACGAACAGGTCTTACATTAGCACCTCTAAATGGTGCATATCCTCTACCTGGTGTAGAAGCAACAGATATTATGATGCCACCCCTAGGTAACTGATTTTCATTAATATCCGTTACATCAATTATCGGCGTTTCATATCCTATAGAACTAATACCAGTGAATTGTACACTAGCAATACCAGCACTAGGATTATCTAAAATCTTGAAATTAGAATTAGTATTATTCTCACTATATGGTGCTTGGAAGATATTATTGATGAATAGTACACCATTACCACCAGTTGAACCAATACCAGTAACTGCAACACCAATAGATGTTAATGGGTAAGTAGTTTCTAATCCGTCAAACTGTTCTGATATATCATCAAAGATTTGGTTCTTGGAATAATCCTTCCTTAGGAATGCTCTTCCACCAAATGTTGCTCTTGCATATGGCAAGTTAGCAGCATTAGTAATTCCTAAGTCACCACCAAGAGGTGCTTTTGTGAAATGTACCTGACTATCTAAGATCTGGAATGATCCTCTAAAGAGTCTAGCAGTCTCACCAGCAGCATGTGAAGTAGCAGCAGTACCAACTGCGCCCCTCTCTACCTCTACTAATGTCCATGTACCAATACCCACAACTGGTCCAATAGTAGTTGTACCAAAACCAACAGTTCTTACAATAGAATATTCATCTTCAATCTTGAGTAAATCTCCAGATTGGACAGATGAAATACCACTTAATACAAATGCAGTTACATAACCAACAACAGGAACATTTAAATCATATTCGATTGAAGTGTATGATATTGGTTTTTGAACTAGACCACTAATGGAAATCATAGATTTCTCATCTCTCTTTCTCATAGAGAATCTATGCTTATTACCAGTACCAGTACCATCAAGGAATGTTACAGCAGCCCCTACCTTAGCATCATTTTCTGTTAATGCAATTCTATACTGTTGATTGTTGTCCTTAATAGCATAAACTGTTGATGGTAAATATCCAGTTACACCAGCACCAGTTCTGTATATAAGAGCAGATCCACCAATACCAATAAGGTTAGAATCGGGAGTATATGTTAACTGCTCATAATTAGAGAAGAAGTGCTTCTGATTAAACATACCAGATGCACGATTTATTTGATTAGCATCTGCAATATTTGTTTCACGAGCATAAATTGGGATGCCTAAGTAATTTAAATCAAATGATTTGATATTTCTGTTATTGATACCAAGATAAATTGTTTGTGCAACATTCTCATACACTGAACCATAATTAATATCACCAATACCGTCTCTAGTACCATTAGGGTCTAAAACCTTGTATAGTACTTCATTATATGCAGTGACACTAACAATACCAGCAACTGATGGGTGGAACTCTAGTCCATAAGTACCATCGGATCTATAAGTAGAACCAAATGTTCCTATACCAGTTGTAGATCCAACTGATGCAAGTGGAGTTTCACTAATAAATGTTTGACTCTTCTCAGGATCAGATAACATGTAAATCTGATGTAAAGACTGAGTTGCGCCATAAGAAACATGAACTGTAGACTTAACAGTTAAATCTGTAAGACTTGTTATACCAACAATAGTTGTAATACCTGCTCTTGATTGACTTGAAGTTTCAAGTCTTGCAGATCTTTCTGTACCATCTGGAGTGAATGGAATCTTAAATCTATAATTAGAATCCCCAAGAGTAGATGGATCAACTATAATTGACTTATACTTAACAGTTACATTATTTGAACGACCATTCTCAAAGTCAAACTTAACTAAACCACCTTCAATCTTAGATGTTACTGTACCAATAAACTGTGGTGCAGATAATCCACTTAGATTCTGTTTTGAGTTAAATGCTGCTAATTCTGTCAAATAAGTATCAACACCATCATGCATAATTGCATATTCTAGATAATCTACCTGTTTTTCTAAATTTGTTCCAGGATTATCAATTGCTAAAAGTTGTACAATAGCAGCTTGACTGGATGAAGTAGATATTCCAAAAATATTAGTTGTTACTGAACCTGTGATAGTACTTCCTGCACCAGCAGTTGCTACACCACCTTCTAACCTAATATGACCAAAAGCAGAACTTCCACTACCTACAGAATCAGAGAAATTAGTCTGGAATGACTTAACTTCATAATCAGTATCAAATGGTTCATTGGGACGGAAAAGTAGTTCAGTTATATCTGTACCAGCATTATATCTGGTATCAAAGGTTGCATATCCAGTACTAAGACCAGCTACTTGGTTCCAGTTCTGCATTTCTTGCTTTTGGAGCAAGAAAGTATCTTCATCAACAGTAACTGAGATGAATTCGTTAAATTGGTAATGGTTCTTAGCAGGATCTTCTGCCTGATGGACACTTTGAGTTAACCATCTCTGGAAGTATCTTCCACCAGGATAAGTCGCAACAACTCGATAATCACTTAAATCATTAGACTCATTTGAGACAAATTTAGGACTAATATCATCAATATTCAAAACTCGGTTAGTTCTGTTTAAAATGAAGTCAGAAAGTCTAGTTGCTCTTAATTCTACAAATTTAGAGATATTTCCTTGGGATTCAAAATCTCTTGCTAAATCAAACGGATAAATTGAATCTACTCTAAGTGGATCGCCAATAAAGTCAAGAACCAGTCCACCAGCATCTTCTGCAGGTATATTTGTTTCGCCTGGCTTACCTGATGCCATAACTTCCGTATTGGCAAAGTTTTTAAGTCCAGATGGGTGAACTATATCATTAACATAGGTAACTAAGTCCTCATAAGTCTTAGGACTCTCAATTGCATAAGAAAGGTTCTGATAATAATCATTATCAGGTAATACTTGGTTAGTGTCATTAATAAGTCCAACATTGTCTCTCCAACCAACTAAGGTCTTAACAGAAGACGCAATATTAAAACTACCATCAAATTCCTTGATACCAATAACTCTACAAGAAGATCCGCTTAATTTACCAGTTAAGATATCATTAATTTCAAGTGGCTCTGCACCACTAACGATAATCTTAGCAGCATTAGAATCAATGAAGTCTAAAGCAACATCTGCAATAGGATTGTTATTTCTCTTAAATGGTTCATTTTCAATGAACTTAGAAGCACCTTTAACAACTTCAAATTGTGCAATGAAGGCTGCTTGGGTTAATTGACCAAATCCAAAGGAAACTGTTGCTCCAGTACCAGGATTTGTAGAAATTCCATTTAAATCGAATGTAACTTCTCTTGGGTTGGTAGCATCATTATAATCAGTAACTTCAAATGGAATAAACTTATAATCTTGAGAGTTATATCCAGTACCACTTCCAGCGTCATAAGCAACACCTTCAACCATTAATTTATCACCAATTGCTATTGGTTCAGTAACATATCCTAAAACTGGAGTAGTAATAGTACAAGTTAAAATTCCAGCAGCGGCTTGTACATTAATAATGCTAATACCGTTACTATTTCTTACAGGAGCAACTCCATAGTCATTATTAGACAATCCAATAGGAGGTACAGAGACTGTTGCCTCAGTTACAGCAGAGTCACTTAATTCGCAAGTAATTAGTCCAGTTTCTACAACATCACCAGTTGCTTTATCGTATAATACTAATGCAGGTGCAGTAATATAGAATTTACCGCCATATATGACATTAACCGCATCAATGGTAGAGAAACTGTCTATATTAACAACTCTAGGAACAAAAGCATCAGGTCTGAGAGTATTATCGGATGGATATCCATAAACATCTTCTGGAACCGTTAATGACTGTAATTTGTTGATAGCATCAGATTCTGCAATCAATGTTGCGTTTTCTCCACGATCTCCAATACTAGAAATACCAGGAAGTCTTGAATAGTTAAGTCCTGGACTTAATATTCTTGTTGAAGCAATACCACCAGTAGCATTAGTAGATCTAGTAGTATATTCAATAATATCGCAATTAGCAGCAGTATAATTTAAAGATTCTGGTTTTTCCTCTAGATTGATATTAAATGTAGTATTTCCAATACTTGTTATTGGATATGTTGATGTGTAAGAACTATCAACATACTTAATTTGAGATCCATTGAAAACAGTCTTATCAGCAGTACTAATACCACTTGAAAATAGACTATAGTAGATTATCTTAGGAGCTGTCTCAGAATGTCTAATTTTAATGGTTGGATGACCATCAGAATTAGGATTTGTTGATGCAACACCAACAGTTGCTGTAGTATGAACACCAACTATCTCAAAACCAAGACTTGTGCCAGATCCTACAAATTCATTAAAGTAATTATTGTCATAATAGAATTTTAAGTCATTCCCAGATAAAGTGGGATCACTCATATCAAATACAAGATCATTATTCCTAAATGGTCTTAATTGTGGATTAATTGGGTTAATAGTTTGTCCAGATCCACCTTGAGATGTAATATTAACAACATTTGGAGTTCCTGAAGCTTCTTTAAATGTATTTGTTAATTGAATCGTATTTTCGTCAATTACAACAACATAATACTCTCTTTGAACTATTCCATCTGGAAGATTTGAACCATAATACAAGATTTTATCACCAGTTATCAAATTATGCTTATAAACACTAATTCTGTTAGTAGTAGTGTTTATTCCAGTTTGGTCAATATTAAGTGGATTGAGAATCAGATAATTATCAATAATCTTAACTGTTGCAAAGGTTGTTGTACCAATACCAGTTGCAAGACCAGGTTTAACAATCAAATTGATCTCATCATCAGTTTCTAACTCATGATTCTCAGCAGTTTGGATGGTAGTAGTGATTTTTTGTACAGATCCAGTAACTTGTGTATCTGGAGTGTGAGTAAACAGATAATCATAAGCATCTGTACCACCAGTAACAAAATACACTTCATTAGAAGTTTTGGTTGTTTTTATACCAATAGTGTTTTCAGTTTTTCTTACCGCATAGCATGGATCAGGTATATTGAAGGTAGTTCCAACACTATCAGTTTTTAAACCTAAAGTAGCTCCACCACTAGGAACAGTCAGACTTAAAGCATCATTAGTCTTTAACCCATGATTTTCTAAGTGAATATTCTGAGTTTTAATAGATCTAGTTGCAGTAACACCAAGATATTCAAAATCTCTAGTTATTGTTTGTCCTGTTGTAGTACCAAATCCTACTGCTTCTGTAGGGTTAAAATATATCTTTTTAGTTTGTTCAGAAATAAATTTATTGGTAACTATAGGAATCTCTATTTCATCAGCAAAGTATGAAACTCCCAATCCAACTACACCTGTAGTTGTAACACCAGTAGACCTACGAATTCTTAATACACTATCATCATTATAAACATTCAAAATATGAGCAGTTTCTTGCCCAATTTGAACAGTAGTAGCAATTCCTACTGTAGAACCAGTAGAAACAGAAAGTGGAGTCTGAGTAGAGAATCCAATTGTAGCACCAGCAGCGACTGAGACTGGAATATACTGAACTCTAATATCAGTAACTAATCCAACAACATCATTCTCTAAAAGTTTGGTTGAAACATTTACAGTGCTAATAACATGAGAATCTACTAATTTGTCTATACTAGTAGATAATCCAGCAACTTGTACATAATCTTTTACTTCTAACCCGTGTGATGGATCAAAATGACCAATAACACTTTGATCTTTCCATTCAAATACTATATTTTCGTATAATTTAAATGTAGTATCAATCTTATTAACAGTCTTACCTTTTAATAGATTAACTTTAGCGGCAACACCAGATCCACCAGTTCCACTTTCATCAAAGTTTAATTGCGCTCCAAAAGTGTATCCTATACCAGAAGATGATATCTGTAAACGCTCTACTCCACCAATACCGATTTTATCTGGTATTGCGACATTAGGAATCTGCTTATATGGTTGATATACAAAATCATAAGCAACTCCATCACCAAATAGGTTATATGGAAGGGTATTTCGTACTAATTTGGATTCTTCAAAACTATAATTAAGTTGCTTAATCTTTTCACCAGAAACTGTATTAACTCTTAGTGGGAATCCTCTATAAGTATCACCAATATAATATGGGAATACTGGAACATCAGTATTATCTACCGTTGCGAAATATGCATAAACACCTTCTTCAAATTCAGGTGTTTTACAGAATCTACCATTATGTTCATCTAAATCACCACTAGAATCATAATAATAATCTTCAACAAAGAAACCTGCTTCATATTCTGAAAGGGAAGGTCTATTTAAAATTCTAGTTGAATCTAACTTATAAGATGATATCATCCTCGTAGAAGAAGACTGAATATCATCAATATTAGTCAAACCATAAGGTCCATAAATTGGATTTCCATCATATGCCCATCCAATAATGGGTGAGTGTCCAGTTCCATCATCATTAAAGGCATCTTTAACTGTTGCACCATAAGCAACAGATTCAATAGCTAATCCACCGTCAACTGGAGTAAGATAGTCTCCATTCAGTGTACCACTGGTTTTATACTTATTAGCAACTAATGGTCTAACTCTAGTTGAGAATGTTGCAGAATCACCTGGAGGTTTAATAGAAACATTGGTTGTTGTTGCAGCATATCCAACACCTTGAGACAAAACTACAATTGAAGATATCTCCCTACCATCCATAACAGCACGAAGTTTCGCACCAGTTGCGCTACCAACACCAATTACTTCTAAATCTGGAGGTCCATCATAATCAGATCCTTTACTTTGTACAAAAGCATCAATAATTCTTCCATTAACAATGGTTAATCCAATTTGACCAAATGCTCCATAATTAACATCTACAGCAGGTGCTTTTTCAAAGTTAATGATATTTGAACCATAATCACGACCCTTATCAAATAAAATAGCTTCTGTAACTTTACCACGAACAATAGGAGTTGATTTTAAAGTTACTGGTGTATCAGAATCAGTAATAACATTAACATCAACGGTTACAGGAGGATATGAGAAATCTTGATATCCAACTCCATGAGAAGTGAATCTTACATATTCTTTATTCAGATAATTTGTCTTATCTGGAGTTCTTGTGGTTGCAATACCTGAATAGCAAAGTCTAAACTTGTCCTCATCAAGAGATATGATTTGATATTGTGAATTAGTTGATAATCCAGTAATAGCTGTTGCACCAACAGTAGTTGATATGCCATAATGAACCACTTCCCCATCTTTAAATCCATGATTAGGGAATTCAATAAAGTCTCTAAAAGTACTGACTCCAGTAGGTTCTATAGAAAGTCTCTTATTAGTATATCCACTACCACCATCTAGGATACTAACTCTAGAAATGCGCCTCTTTGTATCATAATCTCTAAGTTGATGAATACCATTATTAAGGTATGCTGCTGTTGAACCAAAACCTATAGTGTTTACACCAGCAATTGCATCTGATTTTTGTGTATAAAGCTTGAATATTGTATCACTATGAATACCAACATAGTAAGATTGACCTTCTACTAAAGAAGTATCAATACCAGCTGCTGCTTGTGTATGAATACCAACTACATTATTATTATTTGCACTATAAAGTACTCTATCCCCAGTTTTATAATAATGGGGTTTATCCATTATAAATCGACCACTATTAGGGTCAGCATGATCAATATTACCTCCATTATAGAAAGACTTAGCATTGAAGGTAAATTGTCTATATGCTAACTCTGTAATTGCTTGAGCAACTGCCCCACCACCATTTCCACCGTGTATATCAACAGAAACTACTTTTTTGATCTCAAAATCAACAGGATCAATTAAAACATCAGTAACAGTACCACCAATAGCTAATCTACCAAATGCAGTATTAACTCCAGTAGAACTATTCTCTATACTGATAGCAGGTGGATTAAGAACATCATATCCAGTACCAGCATTAACAAGATCAAGTGCTTTTAAAGGTCCATAGTAAATATACCTGTCGGACTTATAATTGGTGATTTCTACACCATTTACCAACATTCCAGTATTACCATCTAAGGTTCTTTCAGAAGTTGTCTTTTGTAGTTTACCTTTAGTTAAATTTTGATCAAGAATGAACCTTTTAAGTGTTCTACCTGGGAAAATTGATTTTCTTGCTTGCTCAACTCTAATAAAGTCATGAGTTCCAGTTGTTACATCTGGAGGAGCAAATTTTATGGAAATACCAGATGGAATAAAGGATCTGGAAGGATATAACTTAATTTTGTTATCTTGTGATAATACTTCTACAAAATAAGAGTTAGCATCTAATCCACCAATAGCAACAGTATTTCCAATTGGAACATAAGCAATTTCTTCACCTGTTCTAAAAGGAACGCTCTGTGGGAAAGAAATTATGGTATATCTGTTAGATAGACTGTCATATCCACCCCATGAACCACCAGATACTGTAGGATTCTCTAAAACAGCATGAACTTTATCACTAGTGATCGGATATGAAGGAATAGAGTTAGAAGCTACAAATCCTTCTTTTTCACCACTCTCTGACCACTTATTATCAAGAACATAGGTGTTAGAAACATCAGATAAGATTTGAGACTGTCCACCAACGATAGGAACGATGGTACTGGTCGCTTTTTCTTGAAGTCTTCTTATATCGTAGTCAATTCCAGCAGTGGCGGTATAAGCACCCGATACACTAATAGAATTATTAACATTATTGATATAAGTAACCGTTAATGGTGATGCAGCAACTGTTTCAGTGTTTCTGACCAACATTTCGATCTTATCACCGACCCTTAGACTTGCTTTATCAATATCACCCTTTAAAGTAAAGGTAGCACCAGATAAATCTTCAACTAGATACCTACCACTAGTATTATAGACCCAAGAGTTGAAAAATACCTGTTCAAAGGTCTTTTCTACTTGTGGGTTACTAACATATCTTCCAAGGTTCTTAACATTGACCTTAGAAGTCTCAGAAAGTCCATATAAGTCTTGAAGAGGGTCAAAATCACTTAAAACACCCGTTATTTTCATAGTAACAGGTTTTTCAAGATTATTATCCTCATAACCATACACTATAGTTGGTGTATAGATGTTTTTAGTGGATTTAATATCTTTTGATGTTGTAGTTACACCAATAAACTGGTTTACAGTCTTTTCAGTGTATTCTAGTCTCATAAAGTCAGTCTCTGTAGAGACACCAACCTCAATAGTACCAGTTTGTCCAAATCCAATGGTAGAATCAACAGTTATAACCGTTGCACCCAATCCAACACTACCAACTGCTTGAGTTCGCCCTGGAACAACAAAACTACCTTGAATTAGGTCTCTATCATCATATCCAATGAACACCGAAAGACGATAGAAGTCATCTCTGATCTGAACAACCTCAGAAATAGGTCCACTAGCAGCATTTACTAAAGGATTACCTACTTCATTATCTTGAAACAGAGTTTGTCCAATAAGCTTGTTAGGATCACCAGTAACTACCTGTACAGCAAAAGATTCCCTTCTCAGATAGTTTGCATAAGATGGTTTAATTAGATATTTCTCAAGATCATTGATTTTTGGTTCTAAACCAAATAATGCTTTAAATAGAATCTTGAAAGATTCGTTAGTACCCTTAGATTCGTATAAACTTCTTGCTTCCTTTACAAAATTATTGATATCTAGTTCTGGACTTAACTTTACACCTTCCAATCCAGGTGTATACTGCGCTTTTAACTTATCATAAAACTCTTGAAGGAATAATGAACTTAAATTCTGAATTTGGGATCCAGTATCGTGTTCTGCGGCAAGAGTTTCAGTCCAACTTAAATTTTTATAGTCATCAATTGAGTGATATGTAGTAATTCCACTAAAACCTCTTATACAACCAGTAAAAGTGTTTGTAGTAACTCCAGTATATGTTATAATCTCATTATCAATCTTTAAAAGACCCCATTCTTGAGGAAATCCCTTAGTACTAGTAGAAACAGTGATTTCATCACTATCTGTAGTAATACTAGACGCTAATGATACATTACCAGATATAACATCCTTGGTTAAATTGTCAATTTTAATATATTTGTCAATATTCTCTCCAATATCAACAGGGCCACCTTGATATTCTTGGGAAATATAGTACTGTTTTAAAAACCCCTCGAAAAGTGGATTTTCCGCAATAGAGAATTCTGGTGCTTGATCACCAACGACTTGATATGTCTTAACTCTGGAGGATAAGGGGCTATGAGTTTCTATCATCCTTTTTTATGACCGAGTGAAGGTTCCGTTAGAGTAACTAGAGGTAACTTTATATCCGATTCCAGATATTTGTTGTCCAGAAGAAATAGTGTCTCTCACGATATTTATCGTACTATTAGACATGTCTAATTGTAGGAATAAATCCTTCAATCCAATAATATCATTTGATTCTGGATATGCTTGAACTTCTATTATGCCAGATGCACGAGAAGTTCCTGTAATATTGATAGTATTGATCATAATTTCACCTTTTACATAATCAACAGTTCCTGCAGAAGGTAAAACAACTGGTGGATCTTCATCTGACTGTTCACTTAACTGAATTACAGCAATATCACCTGTTTTTAGGTCGTCATGAGGTAAATCTGTAAGATAAACAGTAGTGCTAGACCCAGAAATGGTAAATCCAGTACTTTTTATGTTTTTACCCTTTGGATTTACATGAAATGCGTTACCAAAGCACAATTCATACTGAGTTGAGGCATTAAAAACTGGTTTTAAGTCTCTTCGTATGGTTAATCGTGTAATATTTGATGTAATTGCATTATTTGTGTCATCAACGATTTTTTGAGACTCAGAGTATTTAAATCTACCACCAAATGCATTCAAATTAGTAGATTGACCATAATTTGTTAAAGCTGCAACGACTTGAGACTTTAATCCATCAATATCACTATAAACGGTTGAATCATAGTAGACAGAACTGTCAAGTTCGATGTAAAGAACCTTAAGATCAACAATTCTTTGGTTAATTCCAGCAATAGAATAACTTTTTAATCTATCTAAAATCTGTACCTTAGTAAAGTCAGACAAATAGGTAGAATTTCGAGGTTTTACACTTAATATAACAGTACCAAACTCAGGTGGATCTAATTCTTCACCACCAATAACAGAAACAGACTCTGCATCAGGGAAAACACTCTGTATAATACCTTCGTAATCCTTTGCTGTAACCGCCCTGTACTGTGAGGAGTAAACTCTAGGTGCAATATACCTAATTGAGTCTATAGACTCTATATCGCCTCCTCCCTTAGCAGTCTGGACGGTGTTTATAGTTGGAGTTATAGAAGAAGAAAGAGGATTTCCAGCATCATCTACTGCATCTGCACTAAATGAGAAGAATTTTCCATCATTTCCATCTTTCCCATCAGTGATAATGTAAGTAACTTCAATAGTATCTCCATGACTCAACTTTTTACCAAATAATCCATCACCAAACATCAATTCATACTTCTCATCCTTGATTTCTTGAATAAGATAGATGTTTGACTTCTCATTAATATTTGTAATATTGTCAATTCTCGAATATTCTAGTCCAGAACTAGATCCAGACTTCCTTACAAACACTCTAATTGATGCAGTATCAATAAATGGGTTATCTAAAACGAATCTTTGGTCTAAACTAGCATTTACAGTGAAATATTTTCTTAAAAGTGTACCTTGGTATATGGTAATATCTCTAAATTGAGCAGTTCTTGGTGGATTTACTAAAATACCGCTTCCTTCGTCTATTGGACTGCTAACAGTAATGTCTTCTGGGATAGAAAATGTAAAAGAAGTGTTGTTTTTTGCTCCAACTGCAACTAATCCTTTCCTTAATTTAACAGTATTACTATTTCCGTTGAATTTAAAGTCAAAATTTATGATTGCTGATGCAGATTTACGAGATCTTGGTACATATCCTATATTTCTTGCTAATGAAACTACATTTTCTCTTAAAGTTGCTGAATCCAAGAAGGATTCGTTGACAACCATGTTGCTATTGAACGCTGTAATGTAGGTATTGTATGCCAATATATCGATTAATATCGACATATTTGAACCTTCAAAGTCAAAATCAGTAAAATCTGAGTTTGCTCTTAAATAAGAACGAATTTGACCTTTAATTTGGTCAAAATCAAGGTTAGTAAACTTGGTTACGGGCATTTCTTTTACCTAGTCGCCTCTAAAAGGAAATTAAATGATTGTAAGGAGTAACTTTGACCTACAATTTCATATTGAACAGTTAGTTCAAACTCATTATCATCAGGTTTTGGGTCTGCAGTTACAATTATACCGTCAATTCGTGGTTCATATGTTGCTAAAAGACTTTTTACTTCCCTTGCAATGACACCACCAGTAGCTACATCGCAAAATCCAAATAAAAGATCACTAACATCTGACCCTAGATCATTATAAAATCGCTCTTTAGTCTTAGTTTGCACCAGATTTCTTACGGAGCGCATTATAGCCCTCTCGTTTTTCAAGACATTTAAGTCTCCAGTTACAGGATTTGGTTGAAAATCGAGGGTAATGTCCTTATATCCTCTGGATTTTTTCGCCATTGGCGAATTTATAATACATAACAGGGTTATTTATACCGTGTTTTCTCAATTCCAACGGGTGACTGTTAATTCTATACTATTATCATCCATCTCCCACTCCTCTGCAACCTGCCAACCTTCTTCTTTTACCTTATTATGGATAGTCATTCTTGCATATTGTTGTCTAACTTTCTCAATAAATCTTTCTGGAGGAAATGGTTGACTCCAAGTTTCTAAATCAGCAACTAACTCATATTCCTGTCCATTCCAACGAAATCCAATTTCATTGTTAATAGAAATATCCACCTGCCATTTTTTATGATCATGGTCAAGTGGATTTTCTAACTCTACATTTTCCACTACATTATATTGTAGTAGTTCTAATGCTTCAAGTAAAGCAGGTTTTTTTGTAATCTGAGTCTTTATCGTACTGAAGTGTGACATTAGCAACCTTCTGAATCATGCGTAAATTCTTCAACATATCCTTGGAAATCTAATTCCTGATAAAAAGAAGGAAGATACTCCCTATTCATTACATTACCAAGTTCCTCTTCTACTCCTTCAGTTGCCTTTAAACATTGCTTACCAGTTGCACCGATAACCTCTTCGGTTACCATACCATCTTGTCTAATAGTGTACTTAACCGTTTCCTGTTTGGACATAACTAAAAAAGCGAGTGTGTGTTATTTAGTCTCTTCGATTGCCTCTTTAATAACAGTCTTCAACTGTCTTAACTTTTTCTTACCTAATCCTGCCCTTGTATCGATTTTTACCTTTAACCAGTATACAAACGCAAGTACTAGTATAAACTGAATCCCTTCACCCCATGAAAGATTCCATGCTTCATTGAGATCGAGACTCGCCGCCGCTAGGAGGTTAATCATTTTCCTTGCCCTCTATAAGGTTTACGAGCCGAGTTTCGGGCGGTAGGGGAATATTTGGTATTCTTACCTTGCCCTTGTCTAGTCTTTTTTGGAGTCGTCTGGATTGTTGTTCCTGTTGGACTCGTGTACAGTTTCG